GCCGCGGTGGGCGCGTCAACCTCCTGATAGGGGACGCTGATCGAGCGGCCGGGCATCGACGCCGGCCGGCCGCCGGGGTCCTCGGTGGCGTCCCCGAACGCCATCCACTGACCGGGGCCGTAGGCGTAGCCAGCGGGTGCGCGCAGCAGCAGCGGCGAGCCGTCGTCGAGCAGGTCCAGCAGCGCGGCCTGGTAGTCGAACGTCGGGCAGTCGAACACCAGCGTGTCCTTGGGCGCCTGCCGCGGCCCGAACGTGAGCACAGCCGGGAACGTGCGGCCCATGATCGGTAGCACTGTCTGGGTCAGCGCGCGCACCGGTGACGGCGTCTTCGTCGGGTAGCAGATCAGCGGCTTTCCCGGGCTGGCCACGTGAGAGAGCCACGACCGGTTGCCCGAGTCGAGCACGACCTGCGGTGTCACGGCGGACAGCCCGACGATCGCCGGGTGGTACACCTGGTAGACCACCGGGAGGTCGAGCGGGCACTCCCCGTCGACCACGGTCAGCACCGGTGCGAGGGTCGAGGTGGACAGCCCGATCACGCCGTCCCAGTTGCCGCCCAACGAACTGCCATCGAATGCACTGCCGTCGGTGAGCCCCTGTTCGATGGTGACGCCAGCACCGTCCACCGTGGCGCCCAGCGGGAGCCCGGTCGCGGACAGCTTCACGGTCGAGCAGGTCTCCGCGCCGGACGGCGGCCGGATCTCGACGATCTGGCGGCTGAACTGGCCAATGGAGCTGTTCACCGCGTTGGCGGACAGCGTGCCGACCGCGGCAGTGAGCGGGTTGCCGTCGATGTCCAGCCAGCCGACAGCGACCGTGACCGCGGTGGGTCGCTGGGAGATCCGCAGATCCACGCCGATGGTGACGGTCGGCGCCGCGCTCAGGGTCGCCGGAATGACGACCTCGCACTCATTCGCGGTGGCGACGGTCAGCCGCCACGCGGAGGCACCGGTGTCGCTCCGGATGATCTGCGAGAGGGTCGGGTTGCCGACTCCCGGGACGAAGCCGGCCAGTCCGGCGGCCGCACTTGGGTTCGGGGCGCCGTTGCGCCGGGTGGCGGCAATCGTCCTGACCGGGAAGCCACCCCGGACCGGCGCACGGGCGCCGTCCGGGGTGATCCGGATCAGTTCGAGGTCAGTCGCATCCGGCCACCAGACCATGACGCGCGCGACGCCGTTGTCCGGGTCCGGCTGGGCCACGATGCCGCCGACGGCGGCAATGACCGGCGATGTGATGCCGGCCCAGCCGCCGTATGCCCACGGCCGGGCACCGGCCTGGATACCCCAGGTGTAGGTCCCGGTCGCGCCGGGAATCGACGGAGGTAGTTCTTGGCCCGGGATTGCGGTGTTCGGGATGACTCCCGCGGCCCACGTGCCCTCGGTCCAGGGGTCCTTGGCCCAGCTCATCGGCCGGCCCTCAGTACCCGACCGCCATGACGAACAGACCCATGCCGGCCTGGTTGGCCACGGGGCCGTTCGACGGCGTCGCGCAGTAGAGGATCACCGTGCTCTTCGTCGAGTTCGGCTGGATCGTCGTCAGGTAGAAGACGTTGCTGATGACGCGGTTCGCCGTGGCGCCGATGAGCTTGTTCGGAAAGCCTCCGCCGGGGATGGCGGAGTTGAGCATCCCGCTGGCGTCGGTCGTTCCGGTGGCGTACCAGCCCTTGAAGATCGGCTCGTAGCCGTCCGGGATGGTGCTCGTGCCGTCGATCGCCTTGCCGATGTCGCCGATGTTCGCGTGCAGCGTCCCGAGCGGCCCCTGGTTGGCGGTCTGCTCTTTGAGCAGCCCGGTGTCCGTCTCCACGCCGCGCAGGCCGACCTGCGCGTCGGCTGGCCAGGTGGTCGAGGTAACCGCGGCCAGACCATCGCGCCCGACGGTGGGGGCGCAGATGATCTGCGTGCCCGCGGGCCACGGCTGCGCGCCGGAGCCTTCCTTGCCGCGCGCGATGGTGGCGATGGACGCGCCATCGTCGTGCCCGGTCACCCACACGATCTCGTACGCATTCCTGCTGGGATCGTGGATCGTGATCGGCAGCACCTGGGTCGTCGATAGGGTGAGAGTGTCGGGCAGCGAGGCCAGCGCGAGCGAGGACATCGAGGTGTCCGACGAGGCGATCGGATTTTGCAGCGAGCCGGTGAAGTAGTCGACCGGGGTACGGAAGATGGCCATTCGCTGTTGCTCCTAGAAGGTCCTGGTGCGGGTTTGTATGGCCCGCCCGGTGTCGTCGAGCGCCTGCTGGACGGTGCCGCGCACCACGCCCATCAGTTCTCCGGAATCGAGGTAGAGCTGGCCGGTGAACTGGCCGCCCGCGCTGCCGCCGCCGTTGAGGTTCGCCTTGATCAGGTCCCACTGCTGTCCGGTGAACACGGCCTCCGGACTCCCGATGCCATTGGCCACCATGGACAGACCGGGTGGCAGGAAACCACCGCCGTCGTACCAGTCGACCGCCCGCTCGTGTGCCTCGGCCGCGGCTGGGCTGCCGTAGCTGTGATCGATGTAGTTCAGGCCCCAGTTGACCTGCGCGATGTAGTCGCCGAGGTCGTAGACGTGCCCGTGGCCGAGGGACTGCGGGATTCCGTACGCGCCGGACCCTTTGTTGATGGCGTTGGGGTTCCAGCCGCTTTCTTGATTCCACAGTGCGATCAGCGGTGGCATCTGGTCGGCGCCCCAGCCGTACTTGCCGAGCTGAGACAGTGCGTACGCCTGAGCCGCAGCTTCCACGCCACTGCCGGCGGGCTGGCTCGACTGCCCCTTGTACTGATCCCCGCCGGGACCGGAGGTGACCGGCGTGACACCGGCGAAGCTGATCGTCGGGGTGGGTGGCGGCAGGCTCGGGATTCCCTGTCCGCCGAGGGCAGTCAGTGTTTGACCGAACGCGCCGACCAGGCCGTCGAAGCCGGCCAGCCGATAGTTGTCGGTGAGCAGCGACTTGCCGATCGAGCCGCCGGAGGCGAAGCCGGCCAGCGCTTCGCGCGGGATCGCCTTCTGGTTGATCGCGTGCATGAGGCCAGTGCCGTAGTAGTCCACGGCGGGGACGGACTGCATGAATTCGCCGGCCGTGGCCATGATCGGGACGTTGTCGGCCGTCGGCGTCGGGCTGTAGCCGCCGATCTGGCCGCCGCTGGCGTAGCCGCCGTTGCGCGGGTCGTTGGCCCGGGGGTCGCCGGCCCCGGCGGCCTGGAGGCCGGAGGTGACCGACGCTGCGGGCAGACCGAGGCTGTAGGGGTCGATGCCTTGTGCGTTGGCAGCCTGGACCAGTGCGCTCAGGTCGAGGCTGGGTTGGCCGACGATGCCGAAGGTGACGCTCGGCGGTACGGCCTGGATCGAGGTGATGATGGCGTCGACCGCGGCCTTGCTGAACCCCAGCTGGCCGGTTTCGTTCTCGACCTCGGTCGTTGCGTCCGCAGTGGACTTACCGGCGGCGATCTGCGCGTCGTAGAGACCGATGATCGTCGTGGCGTTCCGGTTTCCGGCATCGGTGTTGATGTCGGTACTGCGGCTGGCCGCGTCCTTCGCAGTTGTTGCCGCGGTGAGCGCCTGGTGCTCGGCGGAGACGGCCTGGGTCACAGCTTCGCTGGCCCGCTGCTGGTTGTATTCAGCGTCGGTCACAGCCTTGCCGGCCGCGGTGACCGCGTTACGCGCGTCGATCAGGGACTGAGCGGCAGCTGCCTCCTGTTGCTGTGCCTGGACGACCTGCTGCTCTGCGGCGATGACCTGGGCGTTGCCGTTGACTCCGGCGGCCTGAGCTGCTGCCGCCTGAGCCTGTAGCTGGGCGCTCTGCGAGCTGGTGTCGTTGAGGTTGTTCTGTGCCTCGTCCAACGACAGCAGCAGCTCGTAGTTCGCCTTGTTCTCATCGGTCGGGCCGCCGAGGCTCGCCAGCGAGGTGCCCTGCAAGCCCGCAGCGTTGACTGCCTCCTGGGCTTCGAGCACGCGGAGCTTGGCTTCGGCCTCGGTGTCGGCCTGGTCCTTGAGCTCGTTGTTGTAGTCCTCCAGCTGCTGGGTCGCAGCGGCTCGCGCCGCAGTCAGGTTTTGCTGTGCCTGGACGGCAGAAACCTGTGCCTGGGCGGCATTCTGCTCGGCGGTGGCGACACCACGGACGGCCGCCTGGACACCCTCTTCAGCCGTGACAACACCTTCGGCCGCCTGCCGTTCGCTCTCGCTGGCGTCCGAGACGGCCTGAATCGACTGCTTGTAGGACGCACTAGCACTACTGGCGGCCTCGTCGAGCTGAGCAAAACTCTGCGAGGCTTGGATGTTCGCGCCGGCCGCCGAGATCTGCGCCTTCTCGAAATTCTCGGCGCTGTACGTCGAGGAGTTCGACGCGATCTCGAAGTTGTACATCTGCTGGGTGGTGGCCAGGAGATCGCCGCCATGCGCGACGACCGCCTGCGACGCGCCCTGGATCGCCGAGGTCCATTGAGTGGTGGCGCTGCGGGTGACCGTCGTGGCAGCGGCCTGCGCCTGTGCGGTCGCGGTTACCTGATCCGAGGCGTCCTTATAGGTCGCATTGGCTAGCTGGCGCGCGGCAGTGTCGGCGTTGACCGCGGTCTGGGCCTTCTGCACGTCTTGCGCCAGCTCGTCGTACGAGGAACCGGTCGCTGCGATCTGGGCTTCCGCGTCGTTGAACTGACTCAGTTGCTTCTTGTCGGCGTCATACTGGGCGTTGATCGCGTCGGACGCCTGCTTTGCCGCAGCGGCAACCTTTTGCTGCGCAGCGGCGTTGCCGTTGTTCGCGGACGTGAGGTCCTGGAGGGTGACGCCGTACTTCTGGAGCAGCGCTAGCTGTTGCTGGGCCTGCGGGTTGCTCTGGAACAGATCGGACAACGACTTGGTGTCGGATGCGGCCTGCTGGAGCTTGTCGAGGGAGCCAGTCAGCTGGTCGGCGGATTGGCTTGCGCTGGTGGCGTTCGCGATGAGCGGTGCAATCAGCAGGCCGAGTCCGCCGAGGATGGCGCCGAGCGGACCGAAGCTGAATGCCATCGCGTCCGTCGTTTCGGCCAGAGCGGCCTCGGCGGCTTCGGCTTCCTCCGCTGCTACCGCAGCCTCACGCTCGGCCTCGGCGAGCGCGAGCGCGCTGGCTTGCGTGCCGGTCTGCTGGGAATTAAGGGTCGCGAGGACAACAGCTTCGTCGGCGGCGCCCTTCTTCAGCTGCGCCAGCGAATCCGCCTGCTGAGCCACCGCCTTCGCCGCGGAGTTCGACGCGGCCGAGGTGTATCCGAGCTTCTGTCCCAGGGACTCGATGGCGTCGGGCAGCCCGGTGATGCCGGCCTTGACTGCTGCTGCTGCGCCACTGAAGTCGGTCCAGCTGCCGGTGAGCAGCTTGACGGCGACCAGCGCGGCGGCGAGCGGCGGCCCGAGGGTGACGATGTCGGGCTGGAGGAACCGCAGCGTGGCGGCCACCGCGCTGATGGCCGGGTCCAGCGCCTCGGCGTCGTTGACAGCGCTGACGAAGGCCGGGCCCAGCACCTGGAGCAATGCATTACCGAGCGGGTCGACCTCGTTGATCAGCCGGGCGACGGCCGGCAAGATCTGGTCGACATCGTCGAACAGCGTCTCCAGTCCTTGGCTGGCCCGCCCGGCGTCGATGGCGTCGAAGAATCCGCCGACGCCGTGCGCGATCTGCGTCAGTCCGGTGGCCGTGGCTTGTGCCTCGGGCTGGAGCTGTCCGATCAGGGTGGCCGCGCCGCCGACACCGACCTTGGCGGCGTTGAGAACACCGGTGCCGAGCGTTTGGATCAGCGGGGCGGTCGCGTAGGCCGCGGCGCTCAGCTCCGGCTGGAGCCCTGCGAGCGTCTTGCCGGCCTGGTTGTCGAGATCGACGAGGGTGGGGACGAACGGATCGAAACCCTCGGCCAGGGTCTTCTTGGCCGAGTTCTCCATGGCCGTGAGCGAGGCGGATACCTGCGCGTTGCTGTGCTCGGCAGCGATGCCGATCGCAGCGAACACGGCGGGCACCGCGACGAGCGCGCCGGCGGCCAGCGGGCCGGCTCCGACGCCGATGCCTCCGGCGATCAGGCCGGCCGTGCTGATGCCGGCCCCGCCGCCGGACGCGTCGGACTTGATCTTGTCGATGTCGGACTCGGCCAAGGCGAGCGACGCCTGGTCGACGCGGACGTCGATGGTCGCGGTCCGGTGGTCGAGCCGAGTGACATCGTCGGCGATCGCGGACAGCTTCGCAGACGCGTCGGAGGCGTCCACGCGCAGTTGGATGTCGGGGTTGTCGGTGGCCAGCTCGTCGAGGTCGGCGCGCAGGCCGTCGATGACGGCGAGCGCGACGGCCGGGTCGATGTCGACGCCGATCTCGACCTTGCCCAGTTCGTCGAGCGCGGCCCGGATCTCGGCCAGCTTCGCGCCGGCCTCGCTGGTGTCGGCGTCGACATCGATGTCCGGGAGGGACCGCAGCGCGGCCTCGATCCTGGACTTGACCGCGGCCTCGAAAGCGTCACCGTACGCGGAACCGGCCGCCGCGCCGCCGCCCTCGGCTTCCGGCAGCGACGACGGGTCGACCTTCGGCTTGATGATGACGGTGATCTCGGGGTTGATGCCGGCGAGCTGGCGGTCCAGGTCCGGCTTGAAGTCCCGAAGGGACGGAAGAACCGCCGCATACACGTAGCCTGCGGTGTATTCCTTGTCCGCCACGTCAGCCCCCGATCATCATCTGGACCCGCGCACGGTGTCGCCGGAATGCGTTGCTGCTGTTGATGCGGTCGAACGCGGTCCGCGGCCGGGTGGTCTCCGGGAGCGTCGGCGGGGTCTGTCCCGCGACTGCGTAGGTGAGCGCGTAGAGGCTCTTGACCCAGTCCGTCAGGTCCTTGATCGCCGCGACGGTCGGCGTGAAGCCCGTCATCGTCTGCGGAGCCGGCTTCGCGCCGGTCGCCTCGACGGCGCGCGCGTAGTCGTCGTCATCGAGCAGCGCGGCCTTGTACCGACTGTGGTTGGGCAGTTTGGCTACCAGCCGGACGAGTTGGCCGAAAGGCCGCTGGCCCCGGAAGAAAGCCAGGATGTCTATGCCCAGGTGGGCTTGCAGGTCGTACTCGATGTCCTCGCCGTGCCTGTTGATCAGCTCGACGAGGCTGCGGATTTCCCCGGGCGGAGCCCGAATTCGTCGAGCACGTCGTTCATCAGCGCGTCGAGGGCGCCGTACGCCTTACCCTTGCCGTCCTCGTAGATCTTGGTGCCGTTCGTCTCGCCGAACAGCGCCTTCAGGGCAGCCTCGGTGTCACCGCGGAACCTGGCGACGTTGAACGCCTTGATGGCCTCGTCGTTGGGGAACCCGATCGTGACCTTGCTTCGCTTGAACGCCAGTTCGATCGGCTCGCGTCCGGCGTCGGAGACGTATTCGTCCCAGGTCTTCAGTGCCATGGTGCTTGTCCTCCGGGTGGTGAGGGTGTGTTGCTGGTCAGTCGGTTTCGGGATCGTCGTCGCCGGTGTCCTCCGTGGACTCCGGCTGCGTGAGCACGGTCGGGACGAGGTGCACACCGGCGGGCGGCGTGGGTGGCTCGACGGGCGCGGCGTCTCGGTAGCCACGGGCGCGCAGGGTGACCAGCTCGCGCGGAGAGCGCGCGGTGTACGGCCGGCCGTCGGGCGAGGTGAGTTCCACGTGGACGAATGCCACGGTTCCTCCTGGTGTCCGAGTGGTTGTGGGTGTGGGGCGCCGGCACCACCCGGAAGACCGGCGCCCCACGTCATCGAGGGCTCGCTCAGGAGGTGGCGAAGCCCATTTCGGAGAGAATCGCCTGCCAGCCGGGGCCGCCGAAGAAGTGCCGCATCGCGTAACCGACGGTCGAGTCGGTCCGGGCGGACAGGGTCAGAGGACGCACGACGGCGTCCGTGTCCTGGCTCCAGACCTCGTCGCCGACCGCGGTCACGACGGCGCGCGGCATCAGCCGGCCGACGTAGATGGCGTTCGAGCCGTCGCCGTCGACGAAAAGCCCGAAGGCCCTGTAGTAGCGGGTTTCCGGGCGGATGGGCACCGCGAACTGCACTTCACCGGTGGTCGCGTCGGGCACGACGGTGGACATGTCGACGCCCTCGGCCAGCTCCAGCGTGATGGCCTTGGTCTCCTGCGCGGTGAACTGCAGGGAGCGGTCGTCGGCGGTGAAGTCCGTCCGGGTCGGCTCCAGGGAACCCCAGGAGTCCACGTCGGCAACGGTCGGCTTCCTGGCCCAGGTGGCGCCCTGCTTGCTGTCGACCCAGCCCACATCGACGAAGCCGTCGGGCAGGCTCAGCAGGTCGCCGCTGGCGCCGGTGGTCATCGCCGTCGGCAGGGTGTTGCCGTCGGGCGCGACGAAGATGCTGCCCTCCAGCGCCTTCCGGATCAGTTCGTTCTTGCGCTTCTGCAACGCGTCGTAGGTGGTCGGGGACGGTGTGGTCACCGCTGCCTCCTTTGGGCATGGGGAAACCGGCCCCGGTACACGGGACCAGCGTTGGCGGGAGCCGGCGGGCTACGTGGCTATGCGCGCGGCCGGCGGAAGCTCAGTCCGTAGGTGCCGGTGACGCGGAAGACCGCCGGGTCGTCGTAGGGCGGCTGCTGTAGCCCGGCAATCACCCACGTGCGGTCGATCTGCCCGCTGGGCAGCGACTTGCGCACGGCGGACAGGAGGATCTGCAGGCACTGGCGGGCGTTTACCCAGGCGGTGTCGCGGTCCGGCGCGTAGCACTGGACGACGACCGTTGGGTCGTAGGTGTGAAGGTCGGTCGGGCCGCCAGCACAGTGGACGCTGATGACGGGCTGCGACAGGTCGACCGGCAGCGCGGTGTAAGTCGGTGCCACCGTGGCGAACAGGTCGAGCGCTACGTCCTCAGCGTCCGGGAACGGGGCTTCGAGAAGCACTACTTACGCCTCCTCGGCCAGTCGATCCATCGCGTGGAGGACGACGTGCTGCGCCGGGCCGTTGGCGCTACCCCACTCGACCGCGGCGGAGTACGGCGCCTTGGCGATCCACCGTGTGCCCTGTCGGCCGTCCTTGGCGCCGGCCCACGTCTCGACCTCGATGTGGTCCTTGTACTCGCCAGGGTGTTCGTCTCGCGGCGGCTTGCCGACCGGCGCGATCTCGCGGGTGATGGCGGCTCCCCGCTCGGCGATGGCTAGCAGCGCGGCGCCGAGTTCGGGGTCCTCACGGAGGTAGGCGCCCATGTCGGCGTAGTTCCAGCGGCTGATCCGCACGCGGAACCTCCTATCCTGTGATCCGCTTGAGTGGGACGGCCACACCGGGCGCCCAACCGGTGAACGGGTTCTGGAACGCCGAGGGCGTGCCGTTGACCTCGTACGTGGTCCCGTCGGGCAGCACGACCCGGTCGTAGGCCGAGGTGACTGAGTTCGGTGGCATGTAGAGCATGCCGGTCTCGGCGACCTCGTCCCGGGCCTGCATGTCCTCGGTGGACGCACCGGGCGCCCACGCGCAATCCGCGACCGTGTCCGTCCCGGTCGTGGTGCGGTTGCCTTTGCGGTCCTGCTCACGGTGCTGAACGGTGACCGTGAGGCCGAAGGGGAACATCAGCGCAGCTCGATCGTGCGAGCCTTGACGCGGAAGTCCTTCAGCGCGTCCTTCTCGGCCTGCGTGAGCGCGAGTGTCCCGGCGGCAGCGGCTGAGGTCAGCGTCGCGGAGAACGGGCCGGCCGTCTGCGACTGGACGACACCGCCGCCCGGCGTGCTGAGCGCCCGGACCACCATCGAGCAGACGACGGCGATCATCTCGTCGGGCGTGGTGTCGTATCCGTGCGTGTACTGGACTTCGCAGAGCGGCGTGTTGAACCTGAACAGCTCGCGCAGGCCCTCGGCAAGGTTGATGACCGTCTGGCCGTACAGCAACCAGATCTCGTTGCCACCGTCCCAGTAGGGCAGGACGACCGGGATTCTGTGCTCCAGGTAGTCGATGACCCATACGCCGTCCACGGAAATGACCGGCGTGTGCGGGAGCTTGAGCTTGCCGCCGATGGGCCGTAGCTTCTCGATGGTCTGCTCCCGCACGAACGTCTGG